GGAGCCGGGGTCGTCCTCTCCCCGCTCCAGCTCCGACAGCACAACCTTCCTCTCGGAAGCCAGCTCCTTGGGCGAAATCGCGGCGTTGAACGCCATGTCGGTGATCACGTCCAGGCCCGTTGTCCAATGGTCGCTAGGAATTTCCGTGTGAAAAACGGTGTAGTCGTAGCTTGTGGCCGCATTGACCTGGCCGCCCACGGCCTCGATGTCCTCGGCCGATTCGCCGGCCCCCCGGCGCGTGGTGCCTTTGAAGACCATGTGCTCCAGCAGGTGGCTGATCCCGGCTTGGGCCGGGTCTTCATAGCTGGAGCCGGCGTGGACGTAGAGCCGGATCGCGACCAGCGGGAAGCGGTTGTCCTGTTTGATCAGCACGCGCAAGCCGTTGGGCAGGATGCGAAGCATGGGCCTCTCGCCGGCGTCGGTCGAGGCGCAAAAATATTCCTCGACCGCGCCGGGCCGAAGCGGCGCGTCCCCCGCCTGAGGCTTCGGCGTCTGATGCGCGCCGCATCCGGCGATCACCATGAGCGCCCCCAGGAACAATAGAAACTTGGGCATCGGTTCGCTCCATATGTCATAAGGTTGTCCCCCTCCAATAAGTCGTCAGGTCGCGCTTGCAAGCTCCGGCGGCCGGAGCATGGGAATTTAACAGGTCCGCCGGTAAAACGCCATGCGCCGCATGATCGCGAAACGCGGCTTCGCGCGGGGACCGACTGGTTTTGAATTTCTCCCGGACCCCGCCCGGATGTTGCGGAAATATTTTGCGCGTCTCGCCAAGGCCGGCGGGCGATGAAGCGGCTGCGGGTCAGGCCAGCGGCCGGGTCCAGCGCCAGACGGCGGCTATGGCGGCGCCTTGGGCGATCGGCGGCAGGGGATCGGACAACGCCAAGCCGGCGGCGCACCCCAGAATGCCGAACGCCAGCAGGGTCGCCCGCATCCAAAGGGGGACGCAAAGGCCCTTTCGCAGGAAGGCCCACGCCCATGCGAGCAGCGGCAACTGGCCCAAGACGGCCGCGGCCATGAGCGCCCAAGCCCAGATCATCGAGTTAATGGCCGTGCCCGCCCCGCTCTCTGATCGCGTAATCGAAATGGCGCTTCCCGAGCCAGCGCACGCCAAGCACGTCGGAAAAGCCCACCATGGCGCGCTGCCAGTTGGTGTATTTGGACACGCCGCGCGTGCGAGGCCGGTGGTTGACCTTGATTTCGGCCACCCGAGCGCCCTCCATTTTCATGAGCGTGGGCAGAAAACGGTGCATGCCGTTGAACCGGGGCAATTTGAGGGTCATCTCTCTGCGCATGATTTTGAGAGAGCAACCGGTGTCGTGGACCTGCTCGCCGGTGAGCCGATTGCGGAAACCATTGCCGATCTTGGAGCCGATGCGTTTGAACCAAGTGTCCTTCCGTTTGGCTCGCCAGCCGATGACCATGTCGTAGCCCTGGTCATAAAGCCGAAGCATAGCCGGAATATCGGCCGGATCGTTCTGGAGGTCGGCGTCCATGGTGATGACCAGTTCGCCTTTGGCCTCGGAGAAGCCGGCGACAAAGGCGGCGGACTGTCCGCGGTTGGCTTCGAAGGCGATGAACCGGACGGGCGAATGCTCCTGGGCGGCGTCGCGCATGACTTGCAGCGAACGGTCGGTGGAGCCGTCGTCGATGAGCAGGATCTCGTAGGATTGGCCCAACGGGTCCAAAACAGGGCGAATCTCCCGAACGAGATCGAGGAGGTTTTCCTCTTCGTTGTAAACGGGAATGACGAGAGAAATTCTGGGAAGATCGCTTGTGCGTTGGGCTGGGCTGGCTTGATTTTCCAAAATGGGGCGGCCCGCTTTTTGTGGGTTGAACGTTGATCAGCGCCAAGTACGAAGGAGTGTATAGAAAATTTCGAGAAGAAAAGAAAGTCTCTTGACAACGCCGCGCATGGAGCATAATTATCTCTTTCTCGTGACGCGGGGTGGAGCAGCACGGTAGCTCGTCGGGCTCATAACCCGAAGGTCAGAGGTTCAAATCCTCTCCCCGCTACCAACGATTACAAGGCCTTGCAGGCAATTCGCCCGCAAGGCCTTTTTCTTGACCAACACCAGACCCAACCTTCCCGAAGCAACGAAATCGCTTCAATGAGTGTAGGGCGCATCCCAAAATGAGATTTTGCGCATCTCAAAATGAGACTGCGCCCTAGCCCGCCTCCACCCTGCGGCGCCGGAGTTGCTACGCGCGCACACGCGAATGCAAGCATGGCGCCTATATCTCACCCATCACCCGGCGGCGAGCTACCTCGCAATAGTGCTGCGACATCTCAATGCCGGTCCACGTCAGGCCGCGGGCCTGGGCCGCCAGGACGGTTGACCCTGAGCCCAAAAACGGATCAAGAATCCGGCCTCGGGGTACAATCTCCAATATGGAACTCATTAGACTTATTGGTTTTTTCAGTGATGTGATACGTCTTGTTGGCCGCCGAGTGCGACCAAACGCCCGGCAGACACGGGCCGTCCTGCGCCAACTTGCCCTTACTGCCCCACACCACAAACTCGGCCTGCGCGCGGAATCGGCCTCGCTGAGGTCTGGCCGATTGTGTCTTGTCCCACACAGCAACGCCGCGATAGATAAAATCCGCAGCCTGGAGCGCCTGCCCGGCCAACCCCAACTGGCGCCAGTCCGTAAAAACACATACCGCGCTGCCATCGCGCAGAACCCGACGACTCTCCAGCAGCCACAGCGTACACCAGAGCAAATACCCCTGAGGGTCTCGCGCGTCGCCGCCAAATCCGGTCTTGATCGCGTCGGTCTTGAGCTTGTATTTGACTTCCGGCGCGGCTCGACGGGCCTGGGGCGTTGCGCCACCGCTACAGTACGGCGGATCAGTGACCAGCGCATCGTGGCTATCATCCGGCAGCTCGCGCAAAATACTTAAACAGTCGCCTTGATAGATACATCCGAACGGTCCCTTGAAATATAACACTTCCTCGCCTTTACACAGTGCGCCGCGCCCTGCTACTTTCATCGGACCCCGCGCGGGGCCATGGAGCAGCTGGCTTCGGCCGGTGGACCGGTGCGCCAACACCGGACCAGTGGGGGCGGCTGATACGCCCCGACCTGCTCCTCCTACTCCGGCCAGATCGCCGACCAGGCCAGCATCTCGTCATAATCGGTAATGGCCGCGAGCGCCGCCTCGTTCGTATCCGAGGCCGTTCGAATGGCGGAGCGGGCCGCCGTGACCTCCCCAGGGACCGACTCCGTCGTCTCCGCCAATCGGGTGACATACCAGTCCGTGGGCGAGAGCAGGCCGTAGGCCCGGCTTTTCACCTGAGCCACGAGCGCAGCCCGCAGTTCCTCTACGGTTTGCGTGGCCTCCACCCCCGTTGCAATCTGGAGGAGGCCTCCGGGAGTATCCGGGTCATCGATCACCCGCCACCCCGTGGGCTGGTATCCTGTGGGGACATCATCGATCCGATAGGGACGCACACCGAATCGCACGGTATCGCCGGGAAAATTGTCGCGTGTGATTTTTTGTCCGTCCGGCAGGATGGCGTATCGAGACAGCGGACCCTGGATGTTGTTCTCGCTATTGATGAGCAGTGCGTCTCGCATGTAATACATTGTCGTTCCAGGTGGATAGTAATACAGCTCAGACATAAATTTTCTCCTATTTTGTAGGATAGCCTAGTTTTGATATTACAACTGTTCCAATTTCGGCTTTTGTCGGATAGTAATTTGTCAATGAGACAATATATCCGCCGATTGCTCCCGTTGTTGAATTTAGAGATACGCCAGAAAGATCGAAGTATTGGAGTGTCGCTGTATCATTTACAGCAAAATCAGAAGATGATGGAACATCATCAAATGACGATACAGATTTAAATGCTGCATATGCAGAGCTACCATCTGCCCATATTGCAATATAGATTTTTCCAGTTTGAGGAATTGCATTTGTTGTTGAAACAGCTCCTGTATCGTTTCCATTTTTGTCTATTATCTGTGCGGTTAGAACACCTGTAGATGTAGATATTTCTACTCGAACCGAACCATTTCCAGAGTTTACTGACCACGGTATTAGAACCATTAGACCCTGTGCACCATCCCAATCAATATTTTCCAGCTCGAACAGCAATCCCCATGTTGAGCCCGCTATCAGATTTCGTGCGTTTGTCGTTGGTAGCAAATAGCTGGTGCTCGGAATAGCGGCTCCGCCGTTGAGCACTCGCATTCCTGTGATCCACGCCCGCGGCATGTCACCGCCTCGCGTCAACACCAGATCACTCCCGGATAGCCCGCCTCCTGCTCCTGTTTCGTTGCCGTTGTCTGTTGGTGAGAGCATCTGACAAACGAAAATGCTGGATGTTGCGTCAGCAGTTGTCCATCGCGGCGCTGTAGGAAGCCCTAGACTATTGACCGTAGCAGGAGTTAATCCGTTGATTGATGCGAGAACAGCCATGTTACGCCACCTCCAACATTGTCATGTCTCCGGGATTGAACCATAGAACGGTCGACGATACGGCGTATCCGATGCGTTGCACAACCGACCCGCTGGTGGACGGTTGCGTGGACGTGATGACGCCAGGCGTTTCGCTGGGATGAATGATGTCGCCGGGGGAGAACGACCAGGAGTCGTCTCTGACGAATCCGATCAACAGGAACTCGCCGCTGGCGTCCGCCGATATCGATGCGGCGCAGATGGCTACGGCCGGGAGCGTCGCGGATGCGCTGGCGTCCGCTTTCCACATCTTGCCATCTGATTTGAGGTAGCAGAGGTCGCCGAACGCCAGTGATTCTCCGGCGGTGCGCGTGCATTTGAGTCCGGACACTGTGTGATCGCTGCTTGGTGACGAATCGAGCAGCGACTCGACATAATCAGTGTTGTTGTCGGCGGATTGCAGCCTCCCCACCTCTCGCCACGTATCCCCAGCGCGTTGCAGGATGAGCGTCAGGGCGGCGTCATCCAGAGCCAAATCCTCCGCCCCGTTGAGAATGATCTGCCCCAGGCCGCCGGCGGCGTGGCGCACGGTCACGACGCGCGCCGTCGAGGCGCCCCGCAAAAAAAGCAACGCGCCCTCGGGCAGGGCCAGTGCGATGGCGTCGAGATCGTCAGTGGCCGCGTCGGCCTCGGTATCGACGGAGTGGGCCGCGCGGGTGGGCGTCACGGACCCGGCCGAAATGGTCAGCTCCGTTTCGGCCTGTCCGCCGGGCAACTGCTTGGCCGCAGCCAGGAACGCCTCCAGGGCCGCCTTAAATTCGCCCTCGGTGCGGCTGCTATCCGTCAAATACGATGCATCGGGAAAACCCATAACCTCCTCCTTTTAGTAGCCTTGAATGCGCACATCACACAGGGCCGTCGCGCCCCTGGCGCGCAGCAGCGGGCCGTCGACGGACTTGTCGACCACATCCACGCGCGTGGCGCCCAGGCCATTGTCCTGGAGCGTGAGCAGCACAGTTTTGATGCGGCGGTAGCTCTTGGTCAGCGCCAGGCGGGTCCCGTCGGTGGAAATTTCCACATCTTCCAGGGACTCCTCGACATCCTCGGCGTCCACAACCACATCCAATTGCCGAATGGCGCCGCGCTTGGAGCCGCCGGCGATGTCGATTCGGAAATCGAGACGCTCCGCGCCGGCGACGGTCAGGCGGCCCGGCCAGGTCAGGAAGTCAGGCCTCGGCGACCATAAGGCCGCGTCGGCGTCGCTCCACATGGGCGCGTCGTCACCGGACCACATGCGCGCCGTGGTGGGAGGCCGATATTGAATCGCCGGCGCCGGGCCGTCGGCGCTGTATTCCAGCACAGCCTCTTCGCCCACCTCCGTCGCCTCGGGGGTCCAGGACCACGTATAGGCGAGAGCGGCGTAGCGGGCGGTCCATACCGCCGCATTGTCATGCGACCACATGGCGTTGGCGTCGCCGGCCCACATGGTCGTGGCGTCGTCCGCGACCAGCGCGTCGTCCTGAACGGACCCGCCGCTGATTTGTCCGCCGAAATCCGGCGCCTGGCTATGCCGCTCCAGCACGTTGGACAACCACGGCCCGCCCAGGTCCTTGACCAGCCTAGCGGCCGAGGTAGACAAATTGCCCGAGGTGTCGATCGCCTTGACCAGGATGGTCACGATCCCGGACAGCCTGGAGACGTCGCAGCGTTGCACGGTGATGATTCCGTCGTGCAGCGGAGCGGCGGCGTCCCAGGTCGACGACTCGCCATAGGCGTACCGCACCTTGAAGCCGCCCATGTCCGGCGGCGCGGCCGGATAGGACCAGACCGCCTCGGCGCCCTCCAGCAGCAGCGTGGGCACGTCGGGGGGCGGAGACGTTTTCCCCACCACAGCGTGCCCGGCCAACAACCGCCACGCCGAGGCCACGCCGGCCCCCGACACGGCCCGCAGGCGGATGTCGTAGGTCTGGCGCTCTTCGACCGGCGCGACAGAAAACGAGCGGGCGGTCGCGTCGATGGGCGCCAACGTCTGCCAGTCGCCGCCACTTTCGCGATATTGCGCTTGAAAATTGGCCGAGCCCACCCAGGAGCCGGCGGTCCAGGCAAACCGCACCAGAATGCGCGGGGAGAGGGACCCGTCGGACGCGCGCGTCAACACGGTTTCGTCCGACGCCACTGCGGTGATGGCGGGCCGCGGCGGCGCAACCGCCGCCACGTTGAACGGCCTCGTGATTTTGCTGTCGAACGGGGGAATCTCGCCCTTGTCGGCGTCATGCACGGCCGGCGCCGCCTCGACATAGGTGATCTCGGCGGACAGGTCCGGGCCGGGATCGATGGCCGCGATGATGCAGAGGGTCTCGCCCGCCTCGGACTCGTACACCGAAACCAGGTCCCCCTCGGCCGGCTGCACCGGCCCGGGGATGGGCGCGGTAAACGCCAATTCTCCGGTCTCGATGTCGGTCGTCGGCTGCGCCAGGGCTTGGCAAAATTCCGCGGTGGCCGTGCGAATCTGGATCAGATAGCTCTTGCCGCCTTCCATCGGAAACACATCGTCGCACACGATGCCCACGGCGCTCCTGGGGGTCTCATCGTCGGCGCCATCAACATGCTCGGGCTCGCCCCACGCTACGGACTTGACCCTGGCCGAGACGCCCACGCCCCACATCGGGATATCGTCCTGCACCAGCACCAGGTCCCCGCGATTGGCGACCAGGTGCTCCACGTCCATCGACCGCTTGAACACCTCGGGCCGCAACCGCCTCACGGCCAAACGATAGCGGCCCTCCTTGTAGGCCTGCTCCGCGCTCGCCACGCCGGCCACGTCGAGCGCCTCGAACTCCGTGGCGTTGGACTTGTCGTACCCGTCGTCATAGGCCGGAATCTCGTCCAGATCGTAGCCCGCGTCCTCGTTGATGAACCGCACGCGGTAGGCGTGGAGCGGCCGGAGAAACTCCTTGCGCCCCTGAAAATTCCAGGAATTGCGGGGTGTGATGAGTTGCCGGATGGCGGTTTGCGGCCGGTCCATGACAACCGAATACAGGCTGTCGCGCATGCCGAAACTCGCGCGGCCCGTGGCCGCGATTTCGGTCAGCCGTTCGAACACCGTGCCCCGGGTGTCCACCACGCGATCATAGCGCCACCCCTGCTCGTCGCAACGCTGGGCGAACGCCAGAAATGTGTCCAAATCCAGGCGGTCGTCACTGACGGCCCGCAGGTTGGCGGCGCCGCGGAGCACTTCCACATACGCCCAGGAGGGGTTGCGGGTCAGCTGCTCGCCCCAGGCCGCGCCGTCCCAAACCGGCAGATAGGCCTCGGCGAGGCTATTGTATTGGTCGATGACGCCGGTGAGTTGGTCGGAGGCCTTGACGCGCACCGCCACCTTGCAGACCGGGACATCCATGTTGATGGGGTCCGCATGCCGGATGGACCGCAACGCCGTGAGATAGACCTCGTCATAGGTGTAGCCGTCCGTCGCCTCGGCCGTGAGCCGGCGAAACCGAATCTCATATTGGCCGGCGGGGAGCCCGTTGACGGTGTAGCCGCGGCGGATTTGATCCAGGGAGCTGGAGGAATACGTAATGGTCCCGTAGGACGTCCAGGCGCCGCCCACGGGCCGGTACTGCGCTTCGATCTCCACCGTGGTCGACAGCCGGTCGCCCACCTGATAGCCGGCGCCGCGCTGCTCGTCGTAGTCAGGGCTGTCCTCGGTCAACACGCGGTAGAGCCGGGCCAAGGTCAAATCCCACCCGATGGCGTCGGTCTCCATTCGCGTAGTGCGCGACACCCAGCCCGCGGCGGCGGACAGCAGCACGCCCGGCTGCTCCTCGGTCACGTCGTTGGTGTACAGCGTCAGGGGAGCGTCGCCCGGCCGGCCCTCGCGCACCTCGATGGACACGCCCTCGTAGTCGCTCAGCGGCGTCTCGCCGATGCGGTGATCGGACAGTTTGAGCGGCCCGTACCCGAGAATGAACGCGCAGTGCAAGTACTGGTCGTCGCCCACGGCCTCGGTGTACGGCAAGGCCGCATAATAGGGCCACACGCGATGCCGGCCGAAAATTCTCGGCACGGCGCCGTACTTGTTGGCGGTATTGGCCGCGCCCTGAATGGACGTGGCGTTGGACGTGGTGGTCAGCCCGTTGGTCGACGCATACGACAATCCAGACAGGGACGGCGTCCGCGCCCCGCCCATGGCGAGGCTTTTGACCGTGTTGAGTGCGATGCCCGTCACCGCGCCGACGCCGGCGGAGACGGCTCCGATGCCCGCTTCGGACGTGACGCCCAACCAACCGGCGACGGCCGGCCCTGCGAGATAGGCGATTGCGATGCTCGCCGCCACGATAGCCAGGGTGAGGACGATATTGAGCACGTCCTTGCCGCCGCCTCCGCCGCCCCCGCCCGTGGGGACCACGCGCACGGACAGAATGTCGCCGGGCCGGGGGATCACGTGGTCCCACTGCGGGCGGGGCAACAGGCGGTCGCCCAGGAAGAGGCGCACGTGCGCCGTCTTGCGCAGCAGCGGACCCCAGCCCACGGCGTCCAGGATTTCGGACACGGTCCCGCCGGCCGGGGCCGCGGCGTCCGTATGCTCGGACGAAAACGGCCGCAGCGCGCCGGTGAGGCTCACCAAATCAGACACGGCCGCCCCTCCACCGGTAGAATCCAAGAATACGCCTCCGCCACTTGGAGGACCGGTAGTCCTCCAGGCAGGCGTCGGACCCCGGCAGGAGATTGCCGGCCGCATCGCGGATATCCCGAATGTGCAGCATCATGCCGTCGCCGGCCACGACGCCCACATGCCAGGGCTGGCCGCGCATCCGGATCAGCACGCCGTCGCCGGGCCGCTCCTGGCCGGCCGGGACCTCCTCCCAGCGCTCCAGCTCCGCAGGCGCTTCGAACAGCTCCTTGACCTGGTCGCGGTTGTCCATTTCGCCCGAGACGCCCGGGTAGCTCGGGACCTCCACGCCGAACTGCACGCGCAGCACGGCCCACAGCAGGCCCCAGCAGTCGTAGGCCGGGCCGCGCCCCTTGTCGGCGAACGGCGCGCCGATCCATTTCTGGGTCCACGTCAAATCCGTCATCAGAACAACCCCGGAAACGTCCCCGGCGTCATGGAGTGGCCGGGGTACGGTTCGTTTAGAATGTCCTCGTGGGTCAGTTCGCCCTCCACGACCAGGAGGTCGTAGCGGGCCTCGCGCAAGGTCAGCCGGTACGGCCCGGCCTCCACGATGTCCGGGGCGTCCAACAGCACCACCTCCATCTCCACGTCCGGAGCGGTGGAGATGGAGCGCAGGACCTGCACGATGCGCCGGTCCACATTGTCGATGGTCAGCGTCACCCGGGCCAACTCCTCGGCGGATTGGCCGGGCAAATTGATCTTCACCGGGTAGGCCGCATAGAACGCGCCGCGGCTGTAGACGCCGGGCGCTCCGTCCAGCTCGGCCTCGGCCACGTCCGCCTGCGTGACCCGGATCGACTCGTCCAGGTCGTCGTGCAGGATGCGCAACAGCATTATGAACGCCTCGTCGGTCTCCTGCGCCAGGGCGGCCGACACGGCGCGGGTGGATTGCAGCGTCACGGCAGAATCTCCAGTTGCAGGGTCAGCGTCCAATTGCCGCCGCCTCGGGGCTGGCACTTGGGGCGAGGAACGATGCGGACCGCGAGCGCCTGGTCGCCCGACGGGCCGGGCCACGTGAAACGCAATGATCCGCCCACGATCTTATAAAAACTGTCAAAAACGACCCGCATGGCCGGTGTGAGCCGGTACTGCACGGTAACGTCGCCGACGCCGGCCGTCCCGCGGCGGCGCGTCTTGGCCGGGCCGACATCCATGGAGCCGCGTACGGTGTTGTCGGGCAATTGATCCGCATACCCGTCGAACAGGGCGATCTGCGGCAGGGTGAGAGGCCAGACGAGCTCGGCCATCAGATCGTCCTCCCCGTGCGCGACAGGCCGTAGGTGGATTGCAGCACGCTGCCGAGCTTGCCCTGGCCGTAGTTGATGCGCTGGGCCAGGGCGGTCTCCAACTGCACCACCACGTTGATTTCGCCGTTCCGGCCGCGCGAGGCGGTGGCGGAGGCCTGGGTGTCGTTGCCGGTGTTGTTGTTGACCTGGATGTTGACCACCGTATCGCCGGAGGCTCGCCCCGGCGTGCTGGCCCGCACGCCCAGGTCCCCGCCGGGCAATCGGGTCAGGGGCATGACCGCCTCGCCCGGCGCTCCGGACTCCTCGCCCATGAGCCCCACGCCTCCGGAGGCGAAGCGAAACAACGTCGGGGACGTCACGATCATGGATTCGTAATCGGCGAGCGAGCGGGACGCGAAGGAGCCGCCGTGGGCTACCATGATGGTCGGCGACGTTGTCGCCGGGACCGTCGTCGTTCCCGAATCGCCCGAGCCGAAGAAATAGGTTCCGGCGGACGAGATACCCGCGGCGAGCGCTTGCCCCCAAATTTGCGACTGGGCCTGGGCGACGGCGTCGATCAGCGTATTGAGGGCCGAGACCGCCGCGTCCTCCATGGAATGGATGTTGCCCTTGAAGATGTTGGCCATCAGCGTGGTGGACGCTGTGCCGATGCTGGAAAAGGTCGCCTTGGACATCCGCTCCATGCGCTCGAAGCCGGACTCCATTTTTGGCAGGGATTTTTCGAATCCGGACGCAATCCCCGCCCACATATCGTCGGACTCGCGTAGCGCCGTTTCCGCCGCCTCGGCGCGCTTCTTGGCTTGCTCCTGGAGGTATTTGTCCTCGGCCGCCGCAATCTCGGCGAGTTTGGCGGTCTTGTATTCCGCCAGTTGGTCTTCGATCGCCTTCTGCGTCGCGGCGTCGGCGGTCTTGTACCCGTCCTTGCTTCGGATATCTGCCAGCTCGCGCTCCAGGAGCACGCGTTGGTGCGTGTACCGGTCCAGGGTCAGCTCCTCGATGCGGTTCGTCAAATCCTCCTCGATCCGGACGCGCTCGTCGGCCAGCTTCTGGGCCTCCTTTTCGGCGGCGGCGTCCGGCGGCGTCAGAGAGGAGGACGCCGACCCCGCGGAAGATGTCACGGCGGGAGCCCCGAGTTGATAGCCGGGCAGGAGGGGGGTCTGGATATTGGATGCCGCGTTGTCCTGGACGGCCAGGGGGCTACTCACGGCGTATCGGTCCAGGAATGCGCCTCCTCCCTTGGTCCAATCGACGCCGAGGCTCGGGCTGGGCAATCGTTGCCGGAGCACGTCCTCCAGTGAGCCGATCCCCGAGGGGGAGCCGTCGCCGGTCCATCCTCCGGACTTTGTCAACGCCTCATACGCGGCGCGCCGTTTTGCGCTGACGCTGTCGTCGGCGCTGTTATAGGCCCCGGTCAGCGCCGCGGCGCCGGCCACATACGGATTGCGCGTCAAGAACAGCGTCCCGCCGCCGGCGAGTAGACCGGACCGCAACGCGGCGGGCAGCGCGGCGAAACCCGCGCCGAGGTCGACCAGGTCCTTGCCCAGCGTCACGACCGACCCGGCGATGCCGCGGATATGGCCGGCCACGTCCTGCCGCAAAAAATCGTCGTTGGCCTTGGTCCACGCCACAAACTCGTCCACCGCATTACCGAGGGACGGCGCCAGCTCCTCGCCGAGCGTGGTGGCGATCAGCGTAACGGCGTTCGCGCCGCGTCGCAGCTGCGCGTCGAAGGCCTCCTGCCGCGCGGCCGCCTCTTTGGCGAGAGCGCTCGCGTTGCGGGTCTCCTCGTTGGCGATGGACAAGGCGCGCGCCAGTTCCTCGGCGTGCTGGCCGATGGTCGGCAGCACCTTGAGGATTTCCTCGCCGCTCAATTGGAACGCGTCGAGGACGGCCGCTGCGGACTCGCCGCCGGCCATGGCCCGGCCCAGCCCCTCCACGAAGAGGCGGAACACCTGCGTGGAGTCGGTCGCAAACGTCCGTCGCAGCGCGTCTCCGGTCTGCCCCGTCAGGGCCTGTAAATACGTAAACGCCCGGCCTCCGGAGCGGATCGTCGCGTCGATGGCCCGGAAGGTGCGGCCGACGGCCGACCCGCCCAGCTCGGCCTGCACGCCCATGGACCGAAGCGCGGCGCCCATGGCCGTCGCCTCCGCGCTGGATACGCGATAGGCGGCCGTGGCCTGGCCGATTTCGGTCCCCATGCGCGTGATCTCGGATTCGGTCGCCGCCATGTTGTTGCCGAGCGCCACGATGACCGAGCCCAGGACGTCGACCTGATCCGCCGTCTCGCCGGTCACGTTGAGCAGCCGGGCGAGCTGCATGGCGGCCTCCTGGCCGGCCATGTCCGTCGCGGTCTCCAATTGCGAGAGCGTCTTGGTGAAGACCAGCAGGTTGCCGGCGCCGTCCACGCCGAGCTGGCCGGCGGCCTCGGATATCTCCAACAGCCTGGATGCGCTGGTCGAGGCGGTGAGGCTCATATCTTGGATACGCCGACCAAAATCATCAAGCTCGGCCTGGGTCAGGGTGGTGGTCTTGCCGACGCCGCGGAGCCCGAGATCGAAATCGCGGAAATCGGCCAGCGCCTGCCGGACGCCGAGCCCGACGCCCAGGCCCACAAGCGCCCCTTGGACGCTCAGAATGCGCGATTTTGCGGTGACGGCCGCACTGCCGAGCGTCCGTAATCCCGACAGAGCGCCGGAGGCCGCTTTATTGAAATCGGCCAACGACTTGCCGGCCTTATTCATGGACGCGGCCGCTTTGTCGCCCGCCTGCTGGGCGACGTCGCCCAGCTTGACGACCTTGGCGGTTGCGGCCCCGCCGGACGATCCGACGGCGTCGACGGCCGAGCCGGCCTTGTCCATCGACGCAGACGCACGGCGAGCAGTGCGCTCGGCGACGTCGCCGAGCTTGATGATCTTGGCCGACGCTTGGTCGTCTTCGGCCGTGATCCTAATGGCCAGTCGTGTGGTCTGTCCCGGCATGGTCCAGCTCGCGCTGTTTAAGGGCCGTTTTCACCCGGCCCAGGTCTTCCCACTCTTCCAGCTCCAGGTCGTTGGCCTGCAATGGATATCCGGCCTCTTGGAGCATCAGCACTCGCAACAGTTTGAGGGTGTAGGGATGCAGGTCCTGGAGGGGCTTGTGCTCGCATTGTCCGCACATCCACGCCAGCGTGGCCTCGTCGAACTCCGCCGCGCACACCCGCCGGCGCTCCTCGTCGCACGGGTCGCGCCGCAGCGCCTCCAGGTCCTCCGTCAGTTTCCCTCGGCGTCCTCGGCGCTGTCGCCGTCGTCGCCATTCTCATCGTCCGGCGTGCGGACGGAGGCCGAGCCCTCGAAGACAAACGCGCCCAAGAGCTCCACCAGGTCGGCGCCGGCTTTCATGACCAACGCCTGCCAATCCGCGCGGTAGGTCTCGGCCTCGGCGACAGCGCTGAAGGGCGCGCCGGATTCGTCCAAAAAGTCGCCCTCGCGGAACCCGGTCAATATGAGCAGGCCGTACTCCTGGCGCGCTTGGCCGGTGCGGGTCTCGACCTTGCGGCCCTTGCGGCGGACGACGGCGTTCAGGAAAGCCGCGCGCTCCGCGGGCGTGGGCATGCGGTAGTACAGGTGGACCTCGCCGCCGCCGATATAGTCGTCCAGAATCAACGTGTTGTTGGCTGTGGTAACGCGCCGGGCCATGATGCATCTCTCCTTGTTGTC